ACTCCATCTGTAGGCACTGGAAAGTTGTTCCCCTTCTCATGGGGTTCATGTTCCTATTGGCCATCCCGCTGGCACAAATTCTTGTGCCTTCCGTTTGGCAACAGATGGTCGAAGATCTGCACGATTACATGCAGGCCTTCGGAAACCCACTGGAACCCGTAATTCTCCATATCAAGGCGTATGTCGCTGAGAGCGTGCAGTATGTGCGCTGTGAACCACCGTATTGGTCTATGTATCGACGGTTCTCACGGTCTTATTACTGTGCAGCCATGGATGAATTGTTCCCTCAGACGCCAGTCCACGCTATGTGGCACGACGTCGCCATTTCCCTTGTGATTGCTACAATTGGGATAAATGTAATCGCCTACTTCACTATGGGCAAACTGTACCTCCGATCCATCCGATCTGGACTAAGCTTCGACTTTCATCTTAAAGAACATTTCTCCACACACGAGTTTGAGGACAATTCACATTTGAGAAATCTTCTAAAGTCTGCGCCTCTGGTCCAATCGCGAGCCTCCTCTTCCAATCCACATGGCAAGTCTGCCGCGGCCCGAACAGATGGTCGTGACATGATACGTTGGATTTGTATGAGCGCACAGCTGGAACCTTATTATTTTCAGCAATCAGCGTCAGATCAACGCACTGGCGCACGTGGATCTCGCACTCCATTCTGGTCAAAAGACATGTCAACTGAATCACGATTGTATGAACCGGGTGAGAAAGACTTATTGTGTCTAATAGATGTGGACCAATATGTTGATATGGAGAGTATGCTTGCCGCAAATAAGAGAGTCTTTTTGATTTACACATTCCAACCCTCTGAGGCTGCTCATGCCTCTGATGACTACTCTTTTACGTTCCTCCAAAGCCAGAACGTCAGATATATTACCGCTGGCGGAGGAACTTATGAGCACCGCGTTTGGAACTACGGTTCTGATTCGGTTATTGTGAAGCGACGCTTTCTCGGGATACCTTACGAGGTTGTGTGTTATAATGTCGAAAGACGTAACATCGATCCCCACCACCAAGTCATCATGCTCACTCCTATTCGAGCATTAGGCTTGCGCCAGATTTTATCTTGGTTTTGGTTAGAAGGCGATAATTTATGTTACCTTGCACCAGTCAGTGGCAACTATATAGCTCTGACAAAGCAGACTTCCAACGGGCTACATTATTCTGTAGCTCGTGTTGGCGAATTTGCGTGTGCAACAGTCGATGCATCGGTCAATGCGGCGATCCGATCTTTGGCTAAAGTGACTAAAACAGGCGTTACTTATCCCAGTGTGGCCAGCCATGCTGTTAATTTATCTAAATCTCAGGCTCTTATTGCGACTGATTATTATCTCAATACCACTGATATTACACCACCATATGTGTATCCAGTGGAGATGTCTACTGTGAATTACCAATTTGTAGGTAAAGTAGATGATCCAGACGCTAAACCTTCCATGAAGCCTTTTATGGCCCCTCTGGACCCAAACAGCTTTTGTCCCAAACAGAGTTACAACAACGATGCACAGTTTGTGCAGGGCCGAATATTGGCCCCTCGGGCGGATTCAAAACCTCGCCCGATGTCTAAGCTTGATCAGACCTGGATACAGGATTTCTGTCAGGAATTGTTTCCTCAACCTGGAGTGTTGTACCCGGTTGATTTGGACTATGTCTATGAATCGCAAGGCAGACCCACACAGCGCAGAATACTGAATGATTCGTTGAACCACTGTAGTGAGTCTTTCTATGTCAAGTCCTTCATGAAGAAGGAATCTTATGGTAATGCCAAG